TGAACTGGAATCAGTATAGGGGGCGAAGGGGGGTCTGGTGACCCCCAGTGTGCCAGATTCTCAGGCGGTTGCCAGGGTGGATTCCATGCAGATCTCCCGCTCTTCAACCAGGGTGTAGTCTGTGCCCAGTTGCCCCTCCAGGTGCTCAGCGTATGCTTTGGCGGCGGAGAGGCAATCGAACAGGCGGAGGGTGCGGAAGTTCTCCCCCTCGTAGTCGGCACCAGCGATCACAGCGTAGACTTTCATGGAGTGTCCTCTGAACTGAGATCAGTATAAGGGGTCAAGGGTCACCAGCGCCCGTCCCAGTGTGCAGTCTGCCAACCGTCCCGCGCAGCTGCTCGGTTGTCATAGTCTTCTGCTGTCATGTAGTCGTCATGTTCCCTCTCATCGTATCCCCAGTGATCGTTAACACCGTAGGAATCTCCGTAAGCAAAAGAGGTCGTGATCATCAGAATCAGAAGTCGATTGTGTTCAGCGTTGGAGCATTTTGAGCACTGTCATTATCATCACTCCCATCAGCAATCGTGTCAAGAATTGCCAGGATTTGGTCACCAGTCTGTCCTTTAGCGAGGAGAGCGGTGAGTACATCTTTAGTCATTGTGAAGTTGAAAGTGAAGTGAAGAGTGTCTTTAGGGCGCATCTCATTCCCTGTAAATCAGTCTACCTTTTGGATGCCTACCTGTTCGATCAGGTTCTTGAGGTCATCAATGAACATCTGTGCGCCTTCAATACTCATGTTAGGACGCTTTCCCATTTGAGCATCAAACATCATGTCACGCCAGAATCGCTCGTGATCATTCAGAGCATCCAGCAATGCCTTACGCTTCCAGTAGTCAAGTTGGAGAGTGATGGTGGTCATCGGTGTCGTCCGAACTGAGATCAGTATAGGGCAGCAGGTGGGCAGTGGAAGGGGTTAGGTGCCAGTCTCTGAACTGTCCAGCAGGTCGGGATAGTATTCATTACACTCAGTGAGCAATTCTTCATCAGAATACTTAGCATAACCCTCATCCAGGTAGTCATAACAGAGTTGGGTCATTGTCTTGAGATCCATGTCATCCAACATCTGCTGAATGAGAGCATCTTGAAGTTCAGTGCGGTTCATGAGTTTGTGTCAGTTAGAGGGGAAGTTTTTGCAAACAGCATCACACAAGACCTTCACAAGTTCGAGGTCGTTTGTGATACCATACTCTTGGAAATACTCCTCAATGATACAATCAATGTCCTCCATTAGTTGTTCACGAGCAGTCAACATTTCAAGTTTGTCGTTCATGATTCAGTGATTCGGGTGTGAAGTAATTTACTTGCGAAGAGGAGAGTTAAAGTAACGGCGAAAAGCAGTGAGAATGATAATGCCCGTTGAAACAACACCAACCAATCCAAGGAAGGTAATAGAATCGCCAGAAAAAGTGTAAGTGTCAGGAGTCATTAGTAATCGTATTCGCCGTTAATGTATTCGGTGAGGTTAAAGTCCTCTTCTTTCAGTTCAGGAATGTCAAGATCAAAGATCTCACCGGGGGCATCCTGAATCTCACTCCAGAGTTCATCAAACATCGGGGGAAGTGCTCCTCTCAACAGAATCAGTATAGGGCACGGAGAGGCACCTGTGTGCCCCTCTGTGCCACTTCAACAGGTGTCACCAAGTCTTTGCCAGGGTGAAGTTATAATAGGAGAATACCTCACGATTCACGAGTTTGAACATACCAAACTCATTGGTCATTACATAACCCTCAGCATCAATACGATCCTGATTGATGTATGCTGCAGGACCATCATTACGCAGCAGGAACAAACAATCGTCTTTGATACTCTTTACCAGTGCCCACAAACGAATGAGGTTAGGGTCACAATCAAACTCATTTACGCTGTCCGTGCTAATCTGTTCACCAGCACGAATGCAGGCATTGATTTGTTGTTTGATCTTTGCTGCTTCCTTGTCAGAAACGAACGTCACCATTGTGGACATCTGGCGAGCAAACTCCACAACCTCTTGAACATCAGCAAACGAAGTCTGTCCGTGTGCAATGTATGCATTGGGTTTCACGAACAGGACAGAATCAGTGCTGTCCAGGTTGACCATCAGTGGCAGCGCCCAACTGTCACGCAAATCATCGTTTGCTTCGTATACAGTATGGGGTGCAATGATGATGTCCTGAGATACTACCTCAGGGAACTTGTAGGTGATTGTATTGGGTTTGTATTCATCAGATCCACCAAACCCGATAAAATCCCCCTGCAGAATGGAGTCTGTATGAGGAAGGCAATCAAAACAAGTGTGCAGAATTTTTGCAACATTGCCATCGTAGAATTGATCGATTTCCTCATGAGAATGTGCGATCTTAATCTTTACTTTGTTGAAGACACTTTTGGTGCCAACGAAGAACTTACCAGTTGCTGGGTTGGTGCCCCAAACAATAGCGGGAGCACCGTCAATCTTAACACTGAGAGTGCCACGATTAACGAACCAGTCCAGAACATCAAGGTTGCCCGTGAGGATGGCATCTTCGGGGTGTTCGAGGTGTTTGTTTTGCATGGACTTAGTATGGCAGGTCCTGAGGGGTTTCACAAGGGGTCTTGTGCCACTAGGTGGATTGGCACGCGGGCATCCGAGCAGTTTGTGTCACGAACTGAGTGTCACCTAGGCATAACTGGTGAAGACTCAAAGGTCATCTCACCAACCTTACAATTGATTGCAGATTCAATCCTCTTAACAAGCTCTGTCATATCATTTGCCTCCCACACAGTTCTTGCAATGTAGTTGCCAATCTTTTCAGATTCATCATCAGTGAGTTCAATAGGAATGCCATCATCATCTAACTTCTCAAACTCAATGTCTTGAATGAAAAAATACATTTTAGGGGCGCATGATTACCTACAATTTAGCACAAAAAAAGGGGGGAATCAACCCCCCTTTAAGATCAGCAATCGCGGAAGATGTGGCAGGAGCGGTAGGATGTGCCATCAGAACAGGCAGTGAAGTCATAACGCAAACCCTGATCCCAAGTTGCTTCCCAATCCACTACAATGCCACAGGGTAGATCATAACCCATGTCACTGTAGAACTGCTCAGCAAACTCTGCTTCATCATTGTAGCAACCCTGATAACGCTCGTCGCAATCTTCGATGTCAGAAACGCATCCCATCTCACCGATGAGAGCATCAACTGCCTCGTATCCGATTGCTTCACCTACGCGAACATATTCTTCGTAGTATGCAACGAAGTCGTTCTCATTGTAGGTGTCGATGAACTCAAGCATGTCATCGAGAGCATAGTTCTCCTCAAGCAACTCATCGATCTTCTCAACAGTTTCGGTGCTGAGGGTCTCTTTGTAGTTCGCGGTGAGAGTGATGGACATTGGTTGGTGTCTCAGGAACAAATGTAATGTATCAGGGGATGGGGGGTCATCGCAACCCCCCTTGTGCCACTTATCAAACTGGTTTTTTGATCTGCAGAAACACCATTTGAATAGGTTCTCCCTGAATGTGGAAGAACACATAGTTAGGGTGAACCTCAATGTCACCATCTACAGTGGAGAGATCAACATAATCATCCCCATCATTGTCGGCAATATAAGGATTGTCATCCGTATCATGACCAACAAAGTATAGAGTATCGTTCACACAAACCGCATAGGAATCACTAAGCAACTCGTGAAACTGCTCAAGAGTGATTGTAGTGTTGGTCATTGGAGTTTGGTGAGGAACGAATGTAAGATAACAGAGGATGGGGGGTCCTTGCAACCCCCCTTGTGGCAGTTAGTTGGGTGTCACATGCACGTTGCCTTAAGCATCAAGACAAGAGCATATTGCTTTGCCATTTCTTTATCTTGTGCTTCCAATGCTTGGATTAGATTTTCGCACACCATCCTGTTGTCCAAATTCATTTTTTCAGTGGCAGTAAGTTCACGAGTGATGGTCTCAGTGAGGGTCAGCATTGGTTGGTGTCTCAGGAACGAATGTAATGTAGAACGGATTGGGGGATTTCGCAATCCCCATTGTGCCACTAACTCAACCGTCCACCAGTGTGAACATCAGGGCATCGGGAAAGA